ACGACCTCCTGCGCATGGACACGGCCACCCAAATCGACGTGGCGGCCAAGGCGAAGGGGACGGCGACACTTAACGAGCAGCGGCGGCGGCTCAATTATCCGCCGGTTGATGGCGGCGACACGATCTACCTGCAGCAGCAGGATCATTCGCTGGCGGCGATCGCGGCCCGCGATCAGCAGCTGATCAACGGGCCGCCGGCACCGTCTTCGCCGCCGCCATCAGAGCCGACAGCGGCCGAGCGGGCGATGCGGAGCCTGTTGCGGCGGCAAATGCTGGCCTCTCTGACGGGCCTCGATCACGTTCCGCTGGCAGCCTGAAAAACGGAAGGCGCGAGATGGATCAGTCCGAAACGCGAGACCTGATGGAAGACGTGGCCGCAGTGATGAAGCTGCTGGTCGCCAAGGCGGTTGATCCCATCTCGGAGCGCCTGAGTGCCCTGGAAAAGCGCGTGTCCGAGCTGCCAATCGGCGTAAACGAGGACGCAGTCGACACGCGCGTGCGCCGGGATCTTGCCGGGGAGCTGGGCGAACTGCGCGCCGCTCTGCAACGCTGCGAGGAGGGGCATGCGGACGCCGTGCGCGCGCTCGTCGCAGAGGCGGTGGCGGCTCTGCCCAAGCCCAAGGACGGCGTGGGTCTCGCCGGCGCGCTGATCGACCGGGACGGAGAGCTCGTGGTCACGCTGTCCGACGGAAAGCAGCAGAAGCTCGGCGTCGTCGTCGGCAAGAGCATCTCCCGCGACGACATGCAGGCGATGGTGCGTGAGGCGGTCGCGGAGCTTCCGGCGCCTGATGTCAAAGGCCTCGTTGCGGAGCACGTCGCCGAGGCCGTCGCGGCGCTGCCGAAGCCCAAAAGCATTACCGTCGAAGATGTGCGACCCGTCATCGAGGAGGCCGTGGCTAAGGCTGTCGCCGCGCTGCCGAGGCCCAAGGACGGCCGCGGGCTCGCCTCAATGCTGATCGACCGGGACGGCGAGCTCGTCGCCACGATGACGGACGGCCGCACCGAAAAGCTAGGCCGCGTGGTCGGGCGTGACGGCCGCGATGCGGACATGGCCGCGCTGGAGCGGCGCATCGCGGAGGCGGTCGCCGCATTGCCGAAGCCGAAGGATGGGCAGGACGGCGTCGGCTTCGATGATCTTGACCTCGAGATCACCGACGCAGGCGCCTATTTTCGGTTCGTGAAGGGCGAGCGGGTCAAGCGAATCCCTGTTCCCATGGTGATCGACCGCGGTGTCTACAAAGACGGCATCACGTACCACAAAGGCGCGAGCGTCACCTGGGGGGGATGTATCTGGATCGCGCAGCGGGAGACGTCGGATAAGCCCGGCACCAGCGACGCGTGGCGCCTGTCGGTCAAGAAGGGCCGCGACGGGAAGGATGCCAAGTGATGCCGAGCCTGGTCTCGCTTGAGCGCGTCAAGTCGGCCCTGCGCATCGACGGCAGCGACGATGACGAGCTGCTGTCTGTCTATATCGAGGCCGCGAGCGCGGCCGTCATCAACTATCTGAAGAGCCAGGCAGAGAAGCTCCTCGATCTCGACTCCGGCGGCAACCTCCCATCGGGCAGTATTGTCCCGCCGGAGATTGAGATGGCGACGCTGATCCTCGTCGGCCATTGGTACCGCGAGCCCGACGGAAACCCGGACGGGGCGTTCGCCGGCGGCTCCCTGCCTCAGCCGGTGGTGACGCTGCTCTATCCGCTCCGCGATCCGGAGGTCCGATGAGCCTGCCGGATTGGTGGCCGTCGTGGGCAGGTGAAACCTGCGTGATTGTCGCCTCCGGCCCCTCGGCAAAAACGGTTCCGCTCGAACTCGGGCGCGGAAAGGCGCGCTTCATTGCGATCAATACGAGTTGGAAGTTAGCGCCGTGGGCAGACATCCTGTTCGCCTGCGATCATTCATGGTGGAAACAGTATCAGGGCTGCCCTGAGTTCCCAGGGCTGAAGCTCACGACCGACCATAGGGCGTCGCGCGAGTTTCCCGGGGTGCGTCACGTGAATTGCCGCAAACCTGAGGACCGTCTGATTCTACGGCCCCTGAACACGATTGGCTGGGGCAGCAACAGCGGATTTCAGTGCCTAAACCTCGCAGTGCAGTTTCAGTGCGCCAAGATCATTCTCGTTGGATTCGACATGAGGATCGACAAGGGGCTGCACTGGCACGGCCGACACCCTGGCGATATGTCCAATCCGTCGAGCCGCAACATCGGGCGGTGGCGCCGCGCGGTCGACAACGCAGCCGGCGTCATCAAGGACACCGGAACGCGCGTCATCAATTGCAGCCCCGACAGTGCGCTAAAGGCGTATCCAAAAATGACGTTTGAGGACGCCCTGGCGGCGTGAGGCGGAGCATGGCAACGCGCAGTGCAGGTACGCTCGATCGGCGCATCACGATTGAGCGCCACACGCAGACGGGCACCAACGGTTTCAACGAGCCGGTCTTCACCTGGCAACCACTGGCGACGGTGTGGGCAGCGCGCCGCGATGCGTCGGACGCGGAGGCCTTCGCTGCGGGCCAGGTCGGCGCGAGCTTGAGGACAAGGTTCGTGATCCGGCGGACTGCCACTACGGCCACCGTAACGCCGAAGGACCGCCTCTCCTGCGATGGTGCAGTCTGGAACATCAAAGGCGTCAAGGAAGGCGACGGCGGCGCCATGCGGGGCCGGTACATCGAGATCACCGCGGTTAGGGACAACGACTGATGGCCGAGACGTTCAACATCGAGGGGCTTCGCGATCTCGATCGCGCGCTCGGAGAGCTGCCGAAGGCGACCGGCAAAAACGTCCTCCGCCGCACGCTGCGCAAGGTCGGCCAGCCGATCGCGGAGGCCATGCGGGCGCGCGCCCCGGACGATCCGGCGACAACCGAGCGTGATCTGAAATCCTCGATCACCGTCTCGACGCGGCTTTCGAGGCGGCAACGGATGCTGCACCGGCGAATGTTCAAGTCGACCAGGGCGAGCGTCGAGATGTTCGTTGGCGCCGGGCCCGTTGCGCATGCGCACATGCAGGAGTGGGGCACCGTGCATCACGGGCCGCAGCCCTTCGCGCGGCCGGCCTGGGACGCTGAAAAGATGCGCGCGCTCGAAACCGTCAAAAAGGAACTCGCCAACGAGATCATGAAATCGGCGCGCCGCTTGGCACGACGCCGCGCACGCGCGGGAGGCCGCTGATGGCGTGCAGAATGTGCCGCAAGGCGCGTGAGATCATGGCGCGCCTCATCCTCCGCTCGAAAGCCCCGAGGGCTAAGAACCGTGCTCGAAGAAGCGCTGACGACGGCTCTGGCAAGCGTCGCTGACGGACGCCGGTACTGGGTGCGCGCCCCGCAGGGCACCGCGCGGCCCTACGTCGTGCTCTATCGCATCAGCGGCGTGCCGCAATACACGTTTTCGGCCCGCAGCCTCACCACGTCGCGCATCCAGGCGAACTGCATCGCGGACACCTACGAGGCTGCAAAGCAGCTCGCGCGCGACCTCATCGCAGCGCTCGACGGATACAGCGACCGGGCAAACGGCCTCCACGCCGTGTTCATCGACTCCGACGGCAGGGACCTCCCGGCCGAGAGCAGCGGCGGCGTAGATTATCTCTATGGCGTGGCGGTCGACCTGATCGCGCATCACACCTGACTTCGTTTCCTTTTGCCACCATGGCCGCCGCTTGGCGGCTTTTTCTTTGGAGGAGCACGATGGCTAGCCAAGCGACAATAGGCTGGAGCACGATTTATGAGATCTGGGATGAGAATGGCCTGATCGTCAGCGGCGGCGGCGCATTCGCCCAGATCTGCGAAATCTTCAATCTAACTCCAGGCTCGCAGACGGCGGACCGGATCGATGTCACTCATTTCTGCAGCCCGGACCGTCGCCGCGAATATATCCCTGGCCTGATCGACTCGGGCGAGGCCAGCTTCGAGATGAACTACATCCCCGGCTCGCCAGAGGATCAGCTGCTGCTCTCGCTACTCAACAGCGGGCACGTCGTGCAGCACCGGATCACGTTCCCCCAACAGCAGGATTCAGACGTCCGCCACCGCGTCACGTTCGAGGCGTCGGTGACGGGGTACGAGCGCAATGTGCCGATCGACGACCGCATGACGGCGACCATCACGCTCGCGCCGTCGGGCGCCGAGACGTGGGATACAGTGCCCGTCGAGTCCGGCTCGTAAGGGAGGCTAGGCGTGGCAAACCCGCATCGCGGCACGGTCTCCCTACAGGCGGGAGACCGGACCTAC